TGAATTAACATAGCGTCTTCCATTAAAGTTAATTGTTTCCAAATCTTTCTCGTAGACTCAACCATAGATTTACCATAAGGTAAGAAGTTACTATCGTTTGCTAATCTGAAATGTGCGATTTGAAAGTTTTCAAATTCTATTTTTCCTTTACCACTTTGTTTTTGTCCAAAGTAAGGGTGTGCTCCTTCAATACTTTCCAAGTAGAATTTTGTATAATAAGGATTTTCTGGGTCTTCTCCCTCTGCTCTAATGATTTCATAAGGTGATAATGGAACTACATTTGTAATTCCGTATTTTTCATTAATGTCTAAATGTAAAAAGAAATCACCATACTTAACCATATTACGAACCCAAGGCCATAGATTGAACTCGACATTCATAATATCATAAAATAAATTATGTAGAATTTCTTTGATGTTTTCATTATCAGATTTGATAGTGACCACTTCACCATACTCACCCTTCATAGTAGATTCATCTGAATAGATATCCAATGCTGATGAAATGATTGGGTCGGAATCCATTGATTCATAATCTTTAAACAATGCCAATCTTGCCGCCATAATTTGATGAACGGTTGAATAACCTGTTCCCACTAAATCTAAATTGTTGTGTAGTTTTGTATATCTATCAACAAGATGACTCTTGACTTGTTTTTGTACTTGGTCTGTATCGGCTATCTTTAATTTTTTACCACCGACATTTCTTACGATTACATTTGTACTAAATAATCTCTGTAATCTACCAAATAATGTTGTATCTGCCATTTTTTACCTCACTTTATAAGAGCCAATCTAAAGACTCTTTCTCTTTTCCTGTATCCCACTCCCAACTATCGTTTTTGTTTGCGTCTTCTGGGGTGTATAAACCCTCAGTATCGTTCATTCTACTAAGAGTTTTTTTTGTTAATTCAATTCCCTCAGTTCGTAATCTTAAAGCAGTATCACGAACCCAAAGTCCAATAGCAAAAGACATTACCAAGTCATCATTGTAACCCGACATTGCTTCTGCTCTATTATTTATATAGACGAAAGTCAATAGTTCATCAATCAAACGATTACTACGAACCACTACACTTTCCTCTCTAAAAAATTCTTCTAACTTACTAATAATTAGTGGTCTGGTCTTAGAAGTCGTTGAAAAACCAGCAACCATATTCCTTTCTTGTCTGTTGATTCTATTGTTCATTTGGTGTTGAACATCAACATATTGTAAGTCTTTACTTGTATAAAATAGATTAGGATAATCCCTATCTATTACTTGTTGGATTGTCGCCCAACCAATATTATTGTTCTCTATAATAAGTATCGCATCATTATATTCTGTTGATATAGAAACCAACATATTTCCAAAATCTTTGGTATTTATTCTACCTTTGTATTCTGCGACTTGTGTTAGAGTTTCCAACTCAATAACGTGAAAAGCAGAATAGTCTGTTCCGTCTCCTCTACTAACATCTGCACATACAATATAATTTTTTGCATAATTTGCTGGTTCCCAAATCCAACAATTATTATCAATACCTCGTTTTTCTAATGGGTCATTACAAGAATTCTTTCTTAATTTTTCCAACAATACTGGGTCAATCACACCTGTACCAGATGTTAAGAAGTCACAATCACACTCTTGGGCTGCAGAACTTGGACCCAGTAAAGTATCTTGTTCTTTTCTCCAACTTTCCTCTCTATCTGGGTGTACGGTCCAATGTAATTTTATTGGATTAAACATACCACGACCCTCTTCAGCTTCAACCCAAGTTTTATGGAACCAATTACCCACACCATTAGGTGTAGATAATGCGATACATTGACCACCAGTCGTTAAGGTAGATTGTGCCGCTGTCCAAATTGAATCAATTCTATCGATGAATGCCGCTTCGTCCAATATCAATAATGATAATGCTTCTGAACGGGCTGCTTCTGGACCAGATGATACCGCTTTAATCTGGGAACCATTACGATATCTCAGATTTAATTTGTTATCCTCAACACATCTTTGTTTCAACCAACTCGGTAAGTTTGCGTGCATAACACGAACTTTAGTTACCAAGTTTTTTGCTACTTCTTGTTTGGTTGCAATTACCAAAACATTTTTGTCTTGGTGAAATGTCATTAACCACAAACTATATCCGGCTGTCAATGTAGAAATACCCAACTGACGAGCTTTCAGGATTATGTTCATACGATGTTCTTGGAACTCACTTATAGACTTTTCTTGAAAGTCGTATAAATCAAAAGGAATCTTTCCTTGTATCGGATGTTGTATCATACAATACTTTTTCATAAAATATGCAGAATCTTTTGCACACTTTATATACTCTTGTTTGATTACTTCTTTTAGTTGCTCTGCCATTAGTCTACTATTTGACCTGCTAATTTAACTGATGTAGCAGTCAAAGCTACTCCAAATGTAAAGTATATCCACTTGTTTTCATACCATTTAGGTTGAACGAGTTTTACTTTTTGTTCAAGTAGTTTTGTAGTGTCTTTTAGTAGATTAATTTGGTTAGTTTTATTCGCAATCAACATAGAATCTATGACTGAATTTTCCTCAAAAAGTTTCAATTGTGATTCCAAATCCTCAACCAAAGATACATTTAAACTATCTTTTAGTTCTAATGTTTTGATTTCGTTTGTGAATGCTAAAACTTCTTCCTCCGTAAAGGTATAGGTTTTTGGTTCAATCACATCTTGACTGAATAAACTCCCGATTAGTAATATGTAAATTAAATATCTCATATATATAAGTATCTAACTTATTTACTAAACTTCTTTAAAAATTTAACTGCTTCATCGGCATTGTCTTCTTTTACCGCTTCACCAGCTTTTTCAATCTGTTTTTTAGTAGTAGTAACTTTTCTTTTTAATTTAGCTACTTCTTTTTTGTTAACTTTTTTCTTTGATTCAAGTTTTGTGACCTCTTTTTCAAGTTCTTTAACTTCTTGGTCTTTTACTTTAATCGCTTTATCTAATTCTTTGACTTCTTGTTTTTTATTACCACCAAAAAATAGATTTAGTATTGCATTAATGATTCCCATTATTGTGCTCCTGTTAGTTGTTGTTCTGCTTTTTCTACGATTTCTCTTTTTTCTCGTATAAAATCTCTTGCTTCTTGAATTGTTTCTTCAAATTTTTCTTCTGCCATTTCCCATTTATCTTCTTCTAACATTGGTGTATTTACACCAACATTATTATACCAAGTTTTTTTACCACCTGTTTTTTCAAAGTCTGTTAAACTTTGTTCTAAATCCTTTAATTGTGATTTTTGATTTTCTAACATTTTTCTTTCTGCCCAATCATCAAACTCACCTTTCATTCTTAGTTTGTTTTCAAATTCTACTTGACAATCAAAACAATGACCCATCATTCTCCAAAACTTATCATCAAGTTTTTTCTTCATTGCTTTTTTACATTCTGGACAAAACCAAGGCATTCTAACTTCTGCCATAATATCAGTCAATTCTGATTTTCTTGTTTTACCACCAAGGTCCTCTGGTTTCTTACCTTGATATCCAACTTGAACATAATCCTTTTCTACTGGTTTACCTTCAAGAATATTTTGTAACGCTTTATTCTGTCTTTCTGCTTCTTTTGACCTGTTTGCCATTATAACTCCTTAAAATTTTAAACTACCTAATATTTGATTGATTGGTGCAAATGCTCCTGTGAATTTGTATATGTTTCCTTTGTATTTGAAAACCAACCCTTCACTTGGAACGATTGCACTTGAACCCCCGATAGCTTCTAATTTCTCTATTTGTATTTTTAATTTATTTAATTTTTGTACATTGTCTGGTTTTTGTAAATCTTTTAATGCACTATCTACATCTTTCTTAATTTTTTGAACTGCTGCGTCCGGTGATACTGCTAAGAAACCTGACATATTCTTTAATATTTCTGCTCCGACTTGAAAGAATAATATTTCAAATGGTTTTATATTGTCTTTAAACATTTTGTTGTGGTCAAGTTTGTCAGTCTTTAATACCCAGTCAATAAATTTTGGACTATCTTTAAAGTCTTTTTTAATGTCTCCAATTTTATATGATTTATCAAAGAATGCCCAACGATTAGTTAAGTTCACCAATTGATTGTCTTCTAACTTTACATTAAATTGTTTTGATGCGTTAAAAATATATTCTTGCCAAAAAGATTGATGATACATACCTAATGTGTCAGTATCTTTTAATCCATATTGAGATTGTAATTTATTTAACTTATTTAAAAATGTAGATTTCTTCTTACCAAAGTCCTGAACTTTACTCATCTTTAAGAAATTAGGTTTACTAATTTTAAATGTTTTTTGTATATTTTGATTTACTTGTCTTATCATACCTTGTAATGTACGAGCAGATTCTTTTGAGTATCCTTTTGCTCTACCACTTTTATCATATTCGGTAGTTCCGTGGAATACTATTTCTGCTACATCGTAGTCTATTATATTACTTGTTTGTGGATATATAACCTCTAAATTCATCCATTTGGTTCCATTACCAAAAATCTTTTTCTTTTGTGAGTCTGATAAAGAACCTATTGATTTTTCTAAATCTCTCATCGCACCTACAAATGCTTTTTTAATATTTCCTCTACCACTAAACATATTAGCGATACCTGCGGTTGTTGGTGCAGTTTTACCACCATTTTTCAGGTGTCCTTTGTTTCGGGCTGCTTTTAACTTTCCGTCTACCCAACTTATCATTAGGTTTTGTCCGTCAAGTTTTTCAGAAACCTTATCTTCACGATTTAGCTTTCCTTCTAACCCTATAATAATTATGTTCTTCAAGTCTGAAAACGTCAAATTATTATCATCAAATGGATGATTCATATGTCCATATGCCCCACCTTCTATTAATAAGTTGACTTCTTGCTCAAATTCTTCCTGAATCTTCTTAATGTGTGTAACACCCTTTTCAACATCTTTTTTACCAATAGTTGGTGAATCTTTCCAACCTTTCCAATTCTTAAATTTCTTTTCACCGAAGAACTTAACTATTTCCCAACCCAATGAATCTAAATTCTTTTTCATTTTCTTTTTATATTTTGGAAATGGATTAGCAACACTATCTGTATTTTTTCTATCTTGGTTAATTGTTTTACCATATGTTACCGTTTTTGCTCTATCTTTTTCATAATCATCTGCCATAATGGTAAACATCATATCTTCGGTATCGTTGATTGGAAAACCTATAACTTCCCAACCTAATATTTCTGCGTGTTCCGGTGATATTCTGAAGTAGTCATCTAGTGAACCAAAGAAATCATACATACCTTCATCTGACATATCACTTGCATTTACACTACTACCGAAACCACTAACTTCTTTTATAATTTTTTTTACATTTGGTTGTTGATAGAATTCAAATAGTTTTTTAAACTTGTTAGTCATCATAGTGTAAACACCTTTGTCAAAGTATCCAAATGTTTTTTTAAATATTTGTTCTCTTTTTTTGTCGTCAAACTTTGGACTACCCAATAGATTTCTGATTTCTGTTCCACTTGATATACCACTAACTTTTACCGTTGGTGCCGTATAAATGTATCCGTGTTCTTCAAATCCTTTTAAATTGTTGGCATTTGATTTTAAGTCTTGATAATAAGTTAAACCACCTGATTTTTTCTTTCCACCTTTTAATCTACCGGCGTCTTTTGCTCCAAACACATAAACTACTGCGGTTGTGTCTTTGTTAAATTTTTTCAATAAGTTATTCGCAACATAAGGAACCTTTTCTTTAATGATACGATTCTTTGGTATTCCCATTTTAACCATATGACGAACCTTTTCATTAAAATTCATTGGGTGTCTTGGTGGAGCTTTAATATCTGATGTTGTTATGTAAACTTCACCAAACTTACTTTTTAATGCTTCAAATACTTTTTTATGGTGTGGACCAAATGGTTGAAATCTACCTGGATAAATTGCTACTACTTTTTTAGCTCTTGTATCAACTGAAATTTCATTGACTTTTTTACTCGTATCGGTTTTCATAAATGGGCCACGAGAAATAGTTCTAAATTTAACTTTTAAATCTTGTCCAAATAATTTTTTTGGATTTAATATTCTTAAAGTAACGAGTTCT